TACCTTTTCGACCTTCGGTGGCCGGTCTTCGGCTCGCCAGAACGTTGAGAAAGCGACCGTGCAGGCCGGAGCCGACCTCTACGCCTCGGACTACGGCACGCTCAAGGTCATTCCGAACCGCTTCCAGCGCGAGCGTTCGGCCTTTGTGTTCGACCCGGAGTTCGCGAGCGTGGCGTTCCTGCGCCCTGTGTTCACCACCGACCTGGCGAAGACGGGCGACTCGACCCGCAAGGATCTGCGCTGCGAATACACGCTGGAAATGCGCAATGAGGGCGCGTTCGGCGTGATCGCGGACCTCAACACCACTTCGTAATGACTGACGGGGAGGCTGGGCAACTGGCCTCCCCATCTTTTTAGCAGGGACAAATGGGTAACAGGGAAATTCTCCTGGAAGCGCTGCCGGGGTGGCGTGAGATTGCCGTCTTTGATGAATTGCGGCCCAACGATTTCATCATCAAGACATTGGAATACTGCGAGCCGTTTATAGAGCGCGCAAAGATGCTTTCCGAACTGAACCCTGGCGAAGATTTCCGCCATGTGGCCGTGATCCCGCAAAGCGTTTTGGACAGATCACATCGAGAGGGGTGGTTTAATGACCGAGAAAAATGGTCCGAGTGGGCCAACGATTCAGCCAATAGCAAACTCCGAACCTGGCCCGGACGCATCTGAAAAGCCCCGGCCTCTTCGGGTTCTGATTTGCTCCCCCGTCTTGGGGGATTGCAAGACAGGCTTTGCCTGGTCATTGGCTCGCGCCATGGCGCATTTTGCGATGCTGCCATACGATGGCGAAAAGACTGTCGGGGTGGAGTTTGTCAAAAGCTCGCTTCTCCCGGAGGGCCGCGCAAGGCTCGTAGCGCGAGCCTATGATAACAACGCCACGCATATTCTGTGGCTTGACAGTGACATGAAATTCCCGGCCGACACGATCAGCCGCCTCGTAAATCACAATCTGGCTGTTGTGGGCGCCAACTACCCGCGCAAGAACATCGAGGCCCGCCCGACGGCTTATGTGGACGAAGACGATTACACCGGGCCGGTTTGGTCTGGCGAGCGCGCAAGCGGCATCCAGCGTGTTTCCCATTGCGGGTTAGGCGTCATGCTCTGCGACATGCGGGTTTTCGACGCCTTGGAACTGCCATTCTTCGCAATCGAGCCGCAGCCGCCCGAGTTCGTGAAGCATTGCGGGGAGGACGTGTATTTCTGCCGCAAACTCGCGAAAGCCGGCATCGAAATTTATATCGACCACGATCTGAGCAAGGAAGTCGCCCATATCGGGGACTTTGAATATACCAACGCCCTCTCCAAAGAGGCGGAAGTGGTCAAGCAGAAGCTCTATAACGAACTACCTGGCTAATGCGCAAAATAGCCATCATTGGGAAGTGTTCCAACTCCCGAAGCGATGCGCCGATGGGCTTGCCGGGCTGGGAGATTTGGGGCCTCGCGTGGGACCCGCTGCCGATCTGCCATCGCATGTTTGAGATGCACCAGGAATGGCGCAATTTCCTCGGCAACCCGACAGACGCGGAAGCGCACCGTTCCTGGCTTTCTGACCAGCTAGTGCCGGTTTACATGCTCAAGAAAGAGCATGATATTCCGACCTCGGTTGAATATCCGATGGATGAGGTTGCGGAAAGCATCGGCCGCACCTGTTACGGCACGCCGTACATCGAAAGCAGCATCGCCTACATGATGGCGCTGGCGCTGCTGGAATTGAAGGCTGGTGATCGTATCGGCATCTGGGGCTGCGACCTCTCGACAGGCGGGGAATACGCCTATCAGCGGCCCAACATGGAATATCTGATCGGGCTGGCGCGCGGGCGGGGCATCAAGGTTTATGTGCCGGCGCAAAATGCGCTGCTCTCCCCCCTACGCCCCGTTCCATACGGGCTCAACAATCCAGACGGCACGGTTCCCGTCTTTTCCTCCTCGACAGGGCAGAAATGACGATAGCTACCTGCGCCGATCTGAAGGCCGCCGCCGCGACTTATATGGCGCGCTCGGACCTCACATCGCGTATCCCGGAATGGATTGCCAATACCGAGACGAGGATAGCCTATGGCTCGCGCGAGCCCAACTTCATCTGCGAGCCATTGCGTGTGCGGGCTATGGAAACCTCGGCCGATGTGACGATCAATGCCCAGACAGCGGCGCTTCCGACCCGATACCTCCAATCCAGGCGCTTCTATCTCAACAGCAGCCCGATCCAGGAATTGGGCTATGTGGTCCCAGATGTGTTCTGGCGGACCTATATCAGCAGCGACACGGCGCGGCCGACGCGCTTCACGGTCGAGGGGGAGAATTTTGTGTTCGGCCCGATCCCGGACGCGACCTATACCGGCAAAATCCTCTACTATCAGAAATTCGCTGGGCTCTCGGCTGATGGCGATACGAATTGGCTGCTCACCAACGCCCCAGGCGTCTATCTGAGCGGTGTTTTGGCTGAGGGCTTTGCCTATGCCCGGAAATTCGACCTGGCCGCCGCCCGGCAGACCGCCTTTGTTGGTGGGATTAATGCCCTGAACCTTGCCGACAAGGCGGATCGCTACAGCGGTTCACCGTGGCAAGCCTTCACCGACTCCGGAAACCCCTAAAGTGAAAATCCGCTTCGCCAATTGGCAGCCCGATCTCCAAGGGCTGACCAACCCTGGGATGCAGGACGCCAAGAACGTCTATCCCATCGGAGGCGGGGGATATGGTCCAATCAAGGCCCTCGCGGAAGTATCGACCACGGGGCTTTCAGCGACATGCCAGGGCGCGATTTCCGCGATTGATAGCACCGGCACCACCCAAACCTTTGCCGGTGACGCCAGCAAGCTCTACAAGCTTACTGCCGGGGTGTTTTCTGACGTTTCCAAGGGCGGCGGCTACTCGGTAGGGACAACCGACCGCTGGGAATTTGTCCAATATGGGCAGCGCGTCATTGCCACCCAGATTTCCAATCCGCCGCAGTATTACGATCTCGGGTCTTCCACCCTTTTTGCCGATCTCGCTGGCAGCCCGCCGCAGGCCCGGCACGCTGCCGTGGTCCGCGATTTTGTGGTTCTCGGGAATACCGCGACGTCGCCCAATCAGCTTGCATGGTCAGGCTTCAATGACTCTGCCGGCTGGACGGCGGGTAGCAATCAAAGCGACACCCAAACGCTTCAAGGCGGTGGCTGGATCCAGGCCATAGTCGGGGGCGAGGTCGGGTACATCTTTCAGGAACATGCGATTACGCGCATGACCTATGTAGGCCCGCCCGCGATATTCCAGTTCGACGCGGTTGAGACAGCCCGCGGTCTTGCTGCCCCGGCCGCATTAATCAAACTCGGCTCCCTCGTCTATTATTGGGCGCAGGACGGGTTCTATGTGTTTGACGGGGCGCAGAGCGTCAGCATTGGCGACTCCAAAGTAGACAATTGGTTTTCCACGCATTTACAGGGCAACACCTTCGCCCAGATCACATGCGGCGCCGATCCGGCGAACAAACTGGTCTATTGGTCTTTCGTCTCCACCGATGCGGTAAGCGCGGCCAACCCCGATACGGTCATTATCTACAATTGGCTGACCAAAGAATGGTCTTATGCCAAGTTCGCCCATGAGATGCTGTTCTCGGACCTGACGCAGGGCGTGACGCTGGAGCAGTTAAGCGCGCAATATCCGATCATAGAAAACGTGCCGGTATCGTTTGACAGCCGGGTTTGGACGGGTGGCGCGGCCTATCTCTCGGCATTCGATACCAGCCATCAGCTTTGCAATTTCTCGGGCTCGAACCTCGCGGCCATTTTAGAGCCGTCCGATCAAGAGCCAATTCCCGGCCGGCGTAGCCTGGTTACGAATATCCGGCCCTTCGTCGATACATCGGCCGTAACAGCTATTGTCAGAAGCCGCGAACGCTTCGCGGACAGCACGAAAGACACTAGCGCGGCGTCCATGCAAGCGAGCGGCGATATTCCAGTCACATCGTCAGGCCGCTTTCATAGGCCACAACTTACCATCCCCGCAGCTTCTACATGGACATTCGCCTCTGGCCTGGAAATGGACGCAGAGGATGACGGCGAGATATGACGACGACACCCGGCGTTAGTCGCCTCCTCCCGCCCGATGGCACGGAAAATACTCGCGACGTTGCGACCGCGATAAATCAGGCGCTCAAGGGCAAAATCAATTCCACCGGTACCGTTACGCTCACCCACGATGCGGCGAGTACGACAGTCTCCAATGCGCTTGTCAGCAGCTCAAGCGTGATCCTGCTCATGCCGCAGACCGCCCACGCCTCGGCTGAGGTCGGGAACGGCACGATCTATATCCAGCCGTCCGACACGGTGGCGAAAACGAGCTTCAAGATAACGCACGCAAACAATACCCAAGTCGATCGCACGTTTTCTTATGTGATTTTAGGATGAGCCATGGCCGACATTCTCTCTGAGCTTCTGCGCCAGTATGGCGGCAAGCAGCAACCGCTCCTGATGAATCCCGCGCCGCAACTCACGGGCGCGATGGCTTCGGTCCAGCCGATGACGCCGCAGCCGGTATTGCCCCAGGCTGGCGTTCCTGCCGCGCCTCAGCCGCAGCGCAGCCAAAGCACGGCCATGAGCCTGCTCGACGCTATGCGCCGCTCTGGCGGCCAGGACCAGCAACCACAAGCCCAAGCAGCGCCCCAGTCTCCCGTGGGCGGCAGCGGAAGCCTTCTCGACTCTCTCAATCTTCCATACTGGCAACGCCAGATGTTCGGCTACAGCGGCGGCGCCCCGATTGGCGGCTCGGTCGCGCTTCCAACTATGGCGAATATCTCGCTGCCCTCGCTCTCATCCTTCGCGCTTTGATGCAGCTATTCCTAGTCCCCGCCGAACATATTGAACATTTCTGGCCCGTCGCGGCCCCGCTGCTTGAGGCTGCGATTGCTTACACGGGCGGGACAAATTCTCTCGCTACCGAACACGCCGAAGTGGTGGCAAAGCGCAAGCAGCTGTGGGTGGTCGGGACCGAGGAGGGAGGTAAGCCCACCATTAAGGCGGCTGGGATTACGTCGCTTCAGCGCAACGCGGACGGGACGATTACCGCCAATATCGAATATTTCGGCGGCGAGGACATGAAGGCTTGGTTCTCACTGAAAGGGGATTTTGAGAACTGGGCCAAGGATGAGGGGTGCCGGGACTTGCGCCTATGGGCGCGCAAGGGATGGGCGAAGCATCTGCCCGAATATCGGATCACTCACTACATTCTCAAGAAAGACCTGGCATGAGCAG